GGCCGCGCCATTCTCGAGCGAGTTGGGGAAGGCCTCAGTAAATGTCCTGGGGAACTTGCGGGTTGTTTCATTTGCCATGATTGGACTCCTTGTTGTTGATTGCGTGATCACATTACACCTCGCATTTCCCAGCCGAGCAGGAAGTAATTCCAGCGGGTGGTGATGTTGCTGTTGGTGAACTTGTTGCCGTCCCAGGCGAGGTCTGCTGGGGTGTATCCCTTTGAGGCCATCAGGGCCATAAAGACTTGTTGTGCTTTCATTGATTCTTGCTCCTTGATTTAGCCTCAACACAGCGCATCAACTCCTGCGCCTCTGGAGTTGCCAAGCATTCGCAGGGGTCTGCCTCCACCAAGCAATCGTTGCGGTCTTCATCCGTCAAATTAACCCAAGGGCGCTCTTGCTCAATCTCTTGCCCAAGCCTTTGCACCTCTTGCATAGCGTGTTCTAACAATGCTTCTTTGATGGCGGTGATGTGTTCAAAACATTCCTGTCTGTCATATCCGTACTCATAGAAACCTTCCAACGCCTCAAGCGCCAGCTTCAATGCTTCTTGTGTCATAGCTTCACTCCTTCATACCAACCCTCGACATAGGCATCGTGAAAACCCCAAGCGAATAGCCAAGTCCAACTCAGCTTCTCATCGCGGGGGTAAGTAATCTTTGCCATCAGCAGGCACAACTCTTTACTTGGTGGTGGTGCTTTCATTTGTTCTTGCTCCTTGATTTGTTTCTTGCGCCAGCCAGTCATAGCGCGTTGTATCCATAACTGAAAAGCTCCACGGCCACCCGGCACAGGAACCCGATAAAGGGCAGCATCAGTGCCAGTGCCAGCCCGAATTTGAATGCGCTCATTTGCTTTGCTCCTTTTGCTTTTGAATTGACTCACGCAACTGCTGGCGCAACCACACAACGCCGCCCAGGCGTTTCCATTCTTTGTGCTCTTGGGTTCTGAGTCTGGCGCTAATTGATATGGTCACGCCGGTTAAATCACTCTTGGGTCTGGGCATCTTTATCTCCAGGCCGCGAGGGCCGTTGCAAGGTCTTTGGTGGAGACGATAAGCTGATCCAGGCGCATGGACTCATCACGCACGACAAAGAGTCCAGGGCCGCGCTTGGTGCGTCCCCAGGCGTCTTTGCGGTTGACATTGGAAAGCTCATTCTTACGCACTGCGTTGTAAACCTGATGGGTTGTGAACCCCTCATCAAGGCACTCGCGCATGGTCCGAGGAACCCGGCAGAAGTCACTGATCGTCATCTTCTTCATCCTCATCAGTTGGGGGTTGGTCATCAGGGTGAATGGGCCGGGTCAAGATCTGCTGCCAGCGCCATTCTTGTTCGTCTATGTCTGAGTACATGGTGGGCCTTAAAGATGGGGCCGTGGCCCCGGTTGGTTTAACCTGCTTGCTGTTCGGCAAAATAACGCTGGGCCTCAGTGCCCTGATTGATGTACGCATCAGAACCATAAGCGGGATCAACTTCAAACCAGCAAGCAGAAGTCAAAGGCTTACCGGCGGCCAGGGTAGCGTTGACTTTGGCGGCCAGATCTTCAACGATTGCTTTGACTTGATCGCGCATATCTTGAAATCCTGTCTCGCCAGTTTCTTCACACTGAATCACCTCAACACCGGCGAAAGACTTGTTATGACGAAAGCGGCGGCCAGCAGCGTTTTCAATCAAAACATAATACTTCTCAGCAATGTAGGGATGGCCATCGCAGGAATAACCTGCTTGATACAGATCAGAGGCCATGGATGCGCTGTAAGTTGCTTTCATTTCGTTTCTCCTGTTTAACTAATTGAGGACTTGATCCTATCACACTTGTCGAACTTGTCAAATCCCCTACAAGTCACTCAACCATTCGCCCCTTACAATCAACCCCGGCGGCCTCATCCTCCGCTGATTGCCCCTGGAACTCCAACCGGGCGCAGTTGCCACTTAGGGGGCTGGGCATCACTGTCTGGCCCCCATTTTTTCATGGTCTTGCACAAGTTGTCAATTTGGGGTTAACATCCCTGACATGAAAACAACCGACAACCCCATCCGAGACGTGCTGGTCAAGGCCAGCACTGCTGGCTACACAATGGCAGACGTGTGCCGAGTCGCGCAGATCGACCAGTCCCAGGTCAGTCGCTGGCTCAGTGGCCGCACCAAGCCACTCTATGACAGCGTGAAGCGCCTCAATGACGCCACTGATGCCCTGGTAGCGGCCAGGCTTGAAGTGCTCAACAAGGCCATGGATGAGGCGCTCAAATGAGGCACATTGGCATCGACCCAGGTCTGTCTGGCGCCATCGCGGTGCTCACAGATGACACGCTCCAGATCCACGATATGCCGGTGATGACTGTTGACCGTAATGGGAAAGCCAAGCGGCAGGTCAGCGCAAATGAGCTGGCCGAGCTGCTGAACCTGTACGCAGGGAAAGATTGCCACGTCTACTGCGAGCGCGTGAGTGCAATGGCAGGGCAAGGCGTGACAAGTGTCTTTTCGTTTGGCCGGTCATTCGGCATGATCGAGGGGATCTTGGCCGCGCTCAAGATGCCCGTCACCTTTGTGGCCCCTGCCACCTGGACCCGTGCCATTGGGCGAAGCCCTGGCAAAGATGCCAGCCGAGCCAGGGCCATGGAGCTTTTCCCGCATTACGAATACTGCTTTAAGCGCGTCAAGGATGATGGCCGGGCTGACGCTGCACTCATTGCACATTGGGGGCGTAAGCATGGATGACGTTGAACGCAAAGCCATGAGGGACCAGATCGTCTGGCTCACCCAGGAACTCGAGAAGGCCAGACGCGCCAACCAGGACAAGACGCTGCTGCTGTCGCGGATGCTCAGTCCCGAGGACCTGGGGCACGCAGTCAGCAACGAGGTCAGATCCCTCATCTACACAATCATCATCAACGAACAGGATGCAGAAAGAGAATCATGGAACAAAAAATAATCCTCAGACCGTCAGCAGCATCGCGCTGGATCGCCTGCCCGGCCAGCGTGCGCCTGTCCCAAGGCATCGAGCAAGAACCTGCTGGGGAAGCTGCGCAGATTGGCACGGCCATCCATGCCCTGGCCGAGCTTTGCTACAAGACTGGAACCAACCCGGCAAACCACATTGGCAAGTCGATTGAAAACATCACTATGACAGCGGCCAACGCTGACTATGCGCAGCTACACCTCGATGAGATCAAGCGCGTCAGGGACGAACTGGGGCACGTTAAGGTGGAGCAGTACGTCACGGTGCTGGACAACGACACGCTCAAACTGGGCGGCACTGCTGACGTTGTCGGCCTGGGTAAAGGCAAATTGATCGTGTCAGATCTCAAGACTGGCAAGGGCTGGGTGGATGCTGACTCTGATCAGCTCAAGATCTACGCCTTGGGCGCCATCAGGTCAGCCGCAAAGAACGGCATACCGCCACCCCAAAGCATCGAGCTGCGCATTGTGCAGCCCCACCACGGTGACGTGCGCAGTCACTCGATGACGTATGAGGAACTCTGGAACTGGTATCAAAACACCTTGCGCCCGGCGGTGCAGGCCAGCACTGACGCTGACTCCCAACCCACCCCCAGTGACAAGGCCTGCCAGTACTGCCCGGCAAAGGTAGTCTGCCCTGCCCAGCAGCAAGGCTTTGCCGTCATGGCAGCCCAGCCTGACCTCACAACCCTGGACAAAGACCAGATCCAGGCCGTCATGCTGACCCTTTCAGTTGAGCAGATCGCTGACCTCTTGGAGCGTGCGCCAGTGGTGGAGAAATTCATTGACGCCGTGCGTGATCACGCAGTGCAACGCATAAGGAAAGGTGAGTCAATTCATGGCTGGCAGATGGTGCCAAAGCGTGCGACACGCAAGTGGGCCGATGAGGCTGCTGCCTTGCAAGCGCTCACTGACGCTGGCATCGACAAGTCCAAACTGGTCTTAACTGAGATGGTGACGCCTGCCGTGGCCGAGAAGCTCTTGGGCAAGGACAAGAAGGCCATGGTCGATGACCTCACCACAAAAGAATCCTCGGGTTTAACTCTAGGCCGCGCCGTAGAGTTTGCCCAATAATCCCATTCCCCCAACCGTGACGAAAGTCACATAACTCTGAAAGCGAAAGCAAAATGCTAAATCTATCCTCTGGTGGCGGCTCAGGCTCCTACGTTCGTTTCTCCCCGGCAGCCAATGCCTGGACCAATCAAGATGGAGAGATCCAGATTGGCAAAGTGGTCTTTGACATTGACAACGTCCAAACAGGCTGGCTCGAACTGGGAGTCGGTGTGCGTGACTGGCAGCCTGATGATGTTGTCGGTAAGAAGGGTCCGCAACCCAGCGCAAACCACAAGCGCGGATTCAACGTGAAGTTTTATTCCAAGGCCTTGGGCACTGTGGAATGGTCGTCTAACGGTGTAGGACCTTGCATGGGCATGGAGACCCTGTACAAGCAGTGCTCAGAACAGCACGCGGCCAACGTGAACAAGTTGCCCGTGATCGAGTACACCGGCAGCCGAATGGAGAAGATTGGCAAGGGCACAACCCGTATCCCTGCATTCAACATTACGAACTGGATTGCCAGGCCAGCAGGCATGGATGCCGAGGCTGCTGCACCCGCTGACGAGTTTGATCCATTCCCGGCGCCAGTACCTGCAGCTCCCGCGGCCAAGCAACACGCTGCACCCATTTCTGTTTTGTCAGACGAGGACTTGTTCTAAGACGTAATGAGATAAAGGCCGGGGCTTTGTCCCCGGCTTTTTTTTCCCTCATGGAATCAAAAGAAGAATTCTGGCAACTGCTGGTGCTCATGTTGGCCCGGCGGGTGTACGAATTGGAAGCACGGCTAAAGAAATTGGAGAATAAATGCAAGCCGAACAAATAGCAAAGGCGCTTGGCAACGCCAAAAAGATAGGCAAAGGATGGTTGGCGAGTTGCCCACTGCCAGGGCATGGACAGGGCCATGGAGACAAGAACCCGAGTCTTTCCATCAGTGATGGAGATGACGGCAAACCGCTGTTCAAGTGCCACTCAGGATGCGATCAGCATGAGTTGTTTCACGCAATCAGGGACTACGGGCTGCTGCCAGACATTGAGATACGGGACCCATTGGCAAGTATTAAGCCACTGCCAGCGCTCCAGGCACCAGTCTTGGATCAAGAGTGGGTCTATGTGGACGAGGACGGTGAACCCTTGTTCGTCAAGCAAAGATACAAGACCGGCACGGCAAAGGGTAAAGACTACAAGCAAATGCGTTGCGTCAAGCAGCCAGATGGAACCCATGTCAGGTTTCCAGGGTTCAAAGACACTCGCCTGGTGCCGTACAGGTTCCCAGAACTCTTGAACGCAAAGACTGCTGGCCGCGCCATCTACCTGGTGGAAGGGGAGAAGGCAGCCGATGCCCTGGTGGAGATTGGCGCCATAGCCACCAGCGCTCACGCTGGGTCTGGAAGTTGGCCCGAAGAGATAACGCAGTACTTTGCCGGGGCCACTGTGGTCATGCTCCCAGACAACGACCTGGCGGGATGGAAGTATGCGCGTCTGGTGGCCGCCGCACTGATCCCGGTGGTGAAGTCACTCAGGATTGCAGAGCTGCCACTCGAGAGGCCAACAGATGATGCCTGGGAGTGGGTCAACGAATACGGTGGCACCAGGCAGGACCTGGCTGAACTCGCCAAGCAAGCCCAACCCATCACGTCAGTGGATCAGGTAACGGTACCGGCAAGATTGGTGGCGCCACAAGAAACAGTGTCACCTGAGCAACCACAAACAGCACCAGGCAACGTCCACCAGGAAACAGACAAAACGTACAAGCCATTCAAGATTGAGTCATGGCAGTCAGTCAAGGACGAACCCATTAAGTGGCTGATCCAAGACGTGATCCCAGATCAGTCCTTGGTTGCACTCTTTGGTCCACCAGCATCATTTAAGTCATTCCACGCAATGTCCATTGCCGAGTGCATCGCGTCAGGCAGACCTTGGATGGGTAAAGAGATCAACGGCACCGGGCCAGTCTTGTACATCGCAGGGGAAGGGTACGGGGGAATAGGTGCCAGGATCGCCGCGATCAAGCAGCATCACAAGACCCCTGACTCAGCCCAGCTCTATGTTGTGCGCTCCATGATCAACCTCAGATCAAGCGTGGAAGACTTCACCAACCTGATCCTGGCAATCGATGAACTGGTGCAGTTGATCGGTGTTCAACTGCGCATGATCGTGATCGATACCCTGGCACGGTCATTTGGCGGTGGCAATGAGAATAATTCGGACGATATGGGGGTCTATATCCAGTCATTGGGCAAGATCCAGAACCGCTACAAGTGCTCACTCATGCTGCTGCACCACGCTGGCAAGGACACGACAAAAGGGCTGCGGGGACACAGCTCACTCCTGGCCGCCGTGGATACACAGATGGAGATCTTGAGGTTCACAGACTCCATGAAAGGGCAGATATTTCTGTCCAAGCAGAAGGACGGCGAGCAAGGTGAAAGGTACGGGTTTGAGGCCATCACGGTGGACATTGACAGGTCAGATCTAGGCCTGGAAAACGGCAGCAGCCTGGTCATCGAGGCGTCAGAGGTTGGCAGCATGAAGGACAACGACCCAGAAAATAATCCCAAAAAGGATAAAGCAATGGGCGCAAAGCAGAAGATTGCTGAGAAGTCACTGAATGTTGCAATTAAAACCTTTGGCTCCATTATGGATACTCCAGAGGGGCGCAAAAACACCGTCAGTTTGGACCAGTGGAAGGCCGAATTCACGGCCATGATTGGTTCAGATGTGTCATCAAAAGACCTGTCAACGTACTGGTCCAGGGCCAAGGATCACGTCATAAAAAGTGGCTTTGGGACCATCAGGAACAGCAGCGTATGGGCCAACCGCAAGGACATAACGACTGGATTTGAGGCAGATGCACTGCTCAAGGCTGGGAAGATGGCCGCATTGGTTGATAAGTGAGTCATTTAATGTGTGACTATCTTATCCACCACAAACTCCACAAACACCACAATTGTGGTGTGATTGTGGTGCTACAGACTCCACAAACACTACAAACACCCCTATAAGGGGTTGTTTGTAGTGTGGATGTAGTGTGGTGTGTTTTTTGTAGTTGTTGTTGAATTGATGATTAATGGATGGAGGCAGCAGATGAACGCAAAACAGAACCAAGTGGGTCAGGTCAAAAGTCGCATACCCAACCGTGGAGTTAAGCCAGATTTCCCGGCAACAGATTTTGAGATCAGGCAGGCTGCATGGTTGGGTGAGATTGATCGCATTAAGGTGGATCAGGATCGGCAGTGGGGGACGGACAGATTGTGTACTTTAGTTGATCCAGGGTTTCGGGAGAAATTCTGGCAGCAACAGCAGCGGGTCTGGTCTGCTTGTCAGGCCAGGGACAGCGAGAAGCTCGAGAAGTCAGCAGCAGGCATGGTCAGGGCTTACCAGGCGCTCGAGGCCTGGGCAGTCCAGCACGAAGTGCCTGTGCGGCCTGCCGTGGGCGCGGTGGAGCACGTTGGCAAAAATGGCAAGCTGATGGTGGTGGTCGCCACCAAGCAAGATGCGGCCTGGTACCGCGAGAACCGTCCAGACGTTGCCGGGCAGCACGTCTGGTCTATGGAGGAGGTCGAGCTGCTGATTGAGGCCGAGATCAACCAGGCAGTGGTTGAGGCCAAGATCAGGTACGCTAAGTACGACCCGGTGGTGGTCAAAATCGGTGGTGAAACGGGCTTTGATGATTTTGTCAATGACCTGGACATTTCAGCACCATCCAAGGCACCTAAAATGTTTGACAGCAAAACAGCGGAGAAATTTAAGCATGGACACAATCAATCGATTTAAGGCACTTTGTGCCAAATGCTGGGGTTGGGTACTTGATCGCGTTAAAACCTCTGGAAAGGGCTAAAAACATGCCTGGAAGACCGAAATTTAGACGTGACATTGCTTTGCTCGAGGAACTGCCAGAAGAGATGATCTTTGCAATGGTCGAGGCTGGCAAGCCAATGTCGGCGATTTGCATTGAGCTGGGTATTGGGCGCAAGGCGTTAGAGACGTGGATCGAAGATCAAGATCGTCCTGATATGATCGCCCGTGCGCGCGCAAAAGCAGCCGATGAGCTTGCGTGCGAGACGTTGGCGATAGCGGACAGCGCCGATCCCGAGCACGCCGCGCACGCTCGCGTCCGCATCCAAACGCGCCAGTGGCTGGCTGAGAAGTGGAAACCGAGCGTTTATGGCACCAAACAGGCGCAGATCCAGGTCAATATCCACTCGATGCGCATGGACGCACTGCGCCATGCCGAGGTCATCGAGGCCGAGTTATCCACAGGCGAGGGCAAATAAGTGACTACTTATCCACAGGTCAGATGGGATTGCCTGTGGATAACTGCCATTTCTGTGCATAAGCACTGGTGCAGGCATGGAATAACTTAACATAATGGACAATGTAACGATTAGGCTTTTGGTAACGATCAGCCGATTCCAGCAACCATGCGGCATTGAGCGCAAGCAGTCACTAACCAGCAATCCACAGGCGCGTGCAAGTTGCGCACAGGCTGCTGGCCGCGCCGGTGCTGGCCCTGGCCTGCTGGCCGCGCCGACCCCCCCCTTGCGCTCGCGGCTGGGGGCAGGCTGATGCAGCACCTTGAGAAACACCGACCATGACCCACCCCCCTACCCCCGACCCCTTGACCCCCACTGTCCCAAAAAAAATAAAAAAAGTGGAGACAACGCTGGACCCCACCCAGAACCCG